TTTGCAGTAGCAGTTAATACAATCTCAGATCCAGTAGTGGAATTAATCTTTATTTGTCTCATCTTTAGTTTGTTTAGAATCAATCTTTAGTTCCTTAGTTTCTTTTTTTATTTTCTTTTCCTTTTTGTCGATTAATTCACCCCAACCCATTTTGATCCATTTGTCAATTTTGTGATCTTCAATATCTAAAATATCACCATCCTTATAAATTTGACCACCTTTTTTGATTTGAGTTAATAATTTAATTTTCATAATTAATATTTTTATGTAAAGATAAAAAAAAAGTGCCACTAGTTTTTAAGTAGCAGCACCTTAACTTATTTATGAAATCAATGCAAAGTTATTGAAATTATTTTTATACTTACCATTAATGTTAATCTTTAAGCTAGTTTGCCCTAAGTTTGGTATTATAAAAAAGCCATTATTATGCTCATCCCATAAAGCAAAATAGTCAACATACTTTTTTTCATAAGATGGTAAACCAGTTCGCCTAAGAGTTATTTGCATACTATTGCCTCGCCTTAACCTATCTTTTCCTAAATACTTAACCTGGATTTTAAACATTTTGCCATCCTTTTCAAGTATGCAGTCGTAATAGCTTGAGTTTGCTAATGGAGTAGAAACATTGTAACCTAAAGAAATGGCAGTTGCTGCAAAGTGATATTCAGCAAAGCACCCTTTTTGGTTATGTGTCATTTACTAAAAATAAAAAAAAACCAGCTGAATTAACAACTGGCTTTTTCACAATCACGATTTAAAACAAAACAAAAACTATATAATTACAATGGGTGTGATTGTATTATTTGTCTTATAGCATCCATATGTTTGAATACCATTAATTTTTTTATAGCTGGTAAATTATCCCATGCTTTCCTTTCAATAGAACTAGCTATTATTGTGTCGGTGTCTAAAATGACTAATTTATTATCTCCCTTGTTCATGATTATTGTTTGTTAATACTGATATACCTAAAATACCCAATATAATAGCTGTTAACAAGTCGTTTGACATTTCTATTGCCCTGAACATTAAAAAGAACAAAAGGATTGCTAAAAAGTGCTTTAAATAGTTTCTATTCATTTTTAAATAAATCTTTTTGGACATTTGCCATTATACCAAATAAGTTGTTGAGCTTTTGCCTTTCAGATCTTTCAAATCTGCCTTGCTCTTTTGCTTTTTTTATTGTGTGATTAAATCTTGCTTTTGCACTCATAATTATAAATCAATCATTAGAATTAAACATAAACCATATAGCACCACATGGATTACTATTAACCACTTCCAGTTATCTGGATCTTGTTTTAAGAATTTTTTATACATATCGAACATAATTAAAAAAATAAGTTTTGTTGTGTTACACCAAGTTGTTCTAATTTTCTAACAGCTGAATCTAATGTTTTAGATATATGTACACATCTACAATTAAACTCTATAACCCATTCGCCTTGATTATTCCAGCTAGGGAATTGTTTAGCAATATGACCTACATCATCTCTGTTTGTTCTAAATTGGATGAATACAGATTCATTCCATTCTTTGTTTTCTCTTTCAATTTCTTTAATAAATTTTTTCATTGTAATAAGTTTTGTTAGGACAAATATATAATTTTTTTTGATTTTAAAAGAATTTTTTGCATTTATTTTTAATTTATTCGAGTTTATCCCATAAAAAAAGGGGTAATAAATACCCCTTTTATTATAATAAAAGCAATTATTATGGTGTTTCTAAAGCTGCTTTTGCAGTTGAGAATGAACCATTTACGAATGCATTTGGCAAGTAGTTTGTCAATGCTATTCTTTCGCTTACTCTTACAGTTACGAAACCATCTCTTACGTTTGTTCCATCTTCTCTAAAGAACTCAACATTTACGTTGTCTCTTATCCAAAGTTGTGTACCTACGTTAAAGTTTCCACATAAGAATGATCCAGCTGAAATCGCATTATTGATTATAACTGGCACTCCCATAAAGTTAGGTTGTAACCCAGAATACACTTGATCTTTAAGATAATTGTTTTGAGTATCTTTTAATAATAAGATTTTGTGGAAATCTGTTGGGTGTAATAGTATGTAACTAGCTTGGTAGTTAGATAAAGCTAATTGGTTTAAAGATGCAACAAGTACATCAAACTCATTAGCAGCATCTACTGACTGATAAAATGCACCACCAGATGATACATCAAAATCAGCAGCATCTGTAATAATACCAGATAAATTTGGTGCAGATCCATTTCCAGATAAAACTTGAGTATCCTCAACATTTAATAATTTTTCTGGTGCTCTAGCTGAAATATAGCTAGTAAGCTGTGGAGTGTCTGCTAACATTTCTTCTGAAATTCTAAAGTATGTTCCAATTTTTCTAACATTGCTGTCAGATGCAGTCATATCAAAATCAGATTGTGCTAATGTAGCTCCCTCAGCAGCAGTTGCAGCACCATTTGAATATCCTGATTCTTTTACGAATCTAATAACATCAGAGCTAGTTGATCCTTGTGGGATTAATTGTCTAATGTGAACTGGTCGAGTTGGATCATATTTGTATCCAGCAACTCTATCAGCTGGGATAACTTCCCCAGTAAAGTCAGCACCAACAGTCATGTCAGCTTTAACTTCAAAAGATGCAGATCTTGAGTTCCCTTTTACAAGGTTTTCAATAGCACCATCATTTATTGACTTAATTAAGCCACCTTTGAAAGTTAGATTTTCATTAGCTTTTGCTTCAAGATTTTTCTTGTTAGCAACTTCCATTTGATCTAATCTCTCATTAAATTTGTTAGCAAGGTTAGAAATTTCGCTTTTAAGCATTTCATCTGCCTTACCAGTAGCACTTTCTAGTGCTTGTCCATGAGCTTTTTCCAATTTAGCATCTATAAGATCCCCAATCTGGTCAAGCTGTTTTTTTACATTTTCTTCCATTTTAGTAAGAATTATTTAAGATTATTTAACAAGTATTTATAAACATCAATCTCATGCTTGACTTCAACTGGCTCAGTAGTTTCCTCAACTGGCTGAGTAGCATTAATGAAATATGTTTTGAGTTTGATAATTTCGGATTCTAAAGCATATCCCATATCATCTGAAATATTGCCTTTTCTAATTAATTTACAGATATTATCATATCTTTTGTAAATCTGATCAATATTAGTTGTGCCTTTAACATCTAATATCTTAGCTTGATCATTTGCTGCTAAAGTAACAGCACTAATTTCATATAGTTTAACTTCCTTTATTTCTCTGTAATCACCTTTTTGTTCTTTAACTATTGGCATAATACCAACAGAGTTTTCAGTAATCACACCAGCTTTCATAAGCTCAATAACATCAGTTCCAAGTTGTGTTTTAGGTACTTCGGCAACAAATACTAAACCTTTGTCATCTTCATATAACTCTTTCATTTTACCTATTGGTTGCATCATATCATGTTGATATAAATACTTAACTCTTGAACCATTTTCTTGTATTGTCTTTTGATATGCTCCTTTTCTAATAATGTCTTGGTCGCTATCTTTATTATCAAAATAAGAACCATAACCTTTTACGATACCATTCTTTTCATCAAAATCAGAAATAATGTCGCCTAGAGGAGCTGCTTTATAAATAAATTCCATATACATATATTTTTTGTAAAATTACTAAAATAATTTTTAATCCTTTGTTAGCTCGTTGATTGCTAAACCAGCACCAATATTAAATAGTAGATTACTTGATGAGCTAGGTTGGTTTGTTTGATCTGGATAATAAATAGCTGAGCATCTACAATTTACAACATTCCTAGCTGAACCCTCACCTGGTCGCATCATAGCTTCACCACCAACAATAAAAGAATCTTTGTGTTTTACCTTTTGTCCATTGGCAATACCATGCCAATCTCTCTCCCTACCATCTAATGATGTTGACCATTCTTTAATTAAGTTTTCACCAGGAAAAACAGTTAAGGCACTTTGCTCAACTCCATAATTAGCAGCTCTAGTAGTTTCTGTTCTAACTAATCTTTGTGCTTGATACCTTGAATATTTTTTAAATTGTTTTTTAAGTATTCTAGCTTTTTGATCATAACCTAAACCCATAAACTCAGGATCAGCAAACAATCTTTGTGTTATTTTAATTAATGTTTTTTTTGCAGTTCCACTTACTAAAACAACATTTGTTGCTGCTACTTGTTTAGCATATAATCCAAATGCAGATTGCCATTGAGTTACATACTCTTTACTACTAACACCTTTTTTTATGTATTTGTCAAAAGTTCTAGCATACCATTTAGCAAAATGCATTGATGTATCTTGATACAGCTCATTATATAGTTTATCAAAAAAATCAACAGTAAATAAATATTGATAGTTAGTGTTGCCAGTATTTAAAACATTGTCAACACCTTTATTGTATTCAGTTTGATAGTATCTTGTAAATCTTGAGATATTTCTTTTTTCTGTTATTCTCCTTTGTTTTTCAAAAGCATCTCTCCATTTTCCATTACTCATCTCTAATTTGTTTGATTTTCTTTATTGCCCAATTTACACCAGATGTGCCACCCCATAAGTTCCATGCTACATATCCTCTATCTTTCCAGGGGGTGTCTTTGTATTGTGGATCTATTGTTGCATTTTCTCTGTGTCTATTAAATTGTGCCATTCTAGCTATTGTTGATTCAGATAATTTTTCTCTATTAGCTAATTGACTTGCTCTTTTCCAACCAACCTCAGTTCCACCTCTAACTTCATCTCTGCCATGCTTTTCTCTCCATTCAATCATTCTTTTAGCATTGTTAGATGCTGATTGTGGATAGTCATTGTAAGTTGCTTTAATTTCTATATTCCCAACTTTAGTTTTTTTTTCCTCTTGTTCTTGTAAAGCTGGTTGAGGATCTTCAATGTCAATATCATTGCCAGATGCTGGAATTAAATTAGCTGGGATATAATAGTCATCTAATATTGGGTTTTCCTCATCAGCTCCAAAACTCATTGCAGCTCTTTTTTCGTTTGGAGTTAACCACCATGCCTTAGCCATTTGATCAACTACCTTTTCAGTTTCCTCTTGTAATTCTGGTATTGAACTATAATCAAATTCAATACATAATTTCTCACCATATTTAGGTGCTAACCATCTATTTAATTCATCAGCAATTTTATTTAACTCAGGAATAACACAATTTTGGTATAATGCTTTTTTAGCTTCTTTTACGTTATTATACGTTGAGCTTTCTGTATTATTTAAAAGTACAGCTGGTACAGAATATATATTGCATAAATCTTTTATAGATGCATTGTATTGTTCAATTAAACTAACATCACTTGCATTTAATCCAAAGTTTACCCAAGATAATTTTTTTGGAGTTATAATTATATCACCAGCATTTTCAGCACCTTGAAAGTTTTTTCTAAACTTGTCTTTTAATTGTTGTGCTTGAACCTCATTTAAATCACCCTCATCACTCATTAACACACCCCTAGCTGTTTGGTTTTGTAAATATTTAACCCCAGTTTGTACAGCTTCATTATTTGTTGTCATTGATCTTAAACCAGCTCTAAGAGGTGATTGACCATAAAGGTGTGAACCAGATCCATCAAAGTAAGGATTAAAATCTTTTATATGGCATATTTGATCAGCTGGTATTTTATATTGCCCATTATACTCAATAGCATATTCTTTTACTGGCTGCATAATGCCACCAGATATAATTTCAATTAATTGGCTAGGCATAACATACAACTCTTTGTATTTACCAGCACCATTGCCAGTTTCTGGAGCAATACCATAAATGTATCTGTTACCAGTTAATTTGCCAAAAGCTATAATTTCAGTAATCCAAGATGCATAAGATTGAGCTGGGTTTGGTCGATCTAAGAGTTTGTGTAATTCTGTATCTTCTAATTCAACTAATGCTTTCTTTTTTAGATAATTTGCTTTGTGCATAACACCAGAATCTAGTGTGCCACTATTCATTGCTTTATATCTTTTATAATCATTATCATTTACCTTTTCATAAACTTGAAATGGTATTGATGATGCTGCTTTTGCTATAATGTTGATTAGTGAATATACAGTTGCATTTTTTCTGTATCCCTCATTAATGTAAGTTGTGTCGTTTTCTGGATTCCAAACTATGCTTTCTCCTAGCCAGTTATAAATAGCTTTGTTATATTCTTGTGCTGTTTGTTGAGCATTTTTGGTCAATAGGTTTCTGAATCGGTCAAAGAATGATGCCATTAAAATAAAATTTTATGTAAAAATACAAAATAATAAATTCTTTTATTATACAACAAAAAAGTCATTACGATTTCGCCACCTTGAATAAACACAATAACGAATGCTATCTAACAAGTGATCTTGTTGGTTTGCTTTTGGTTTGTTAATTATTGTGCCATCTTTTAGCTCATCATAAATATATGATTGTTGTTCTTTTAAAATATTCATTGATTCCTCGCTAACATATATATCAAATTCTTTTAACAATGAAATACCAGCATTAATACTACCTTGACCTTTTACAGCTGGTTTTGCCCATACTGACATTTGCCTTAGCTCCTCAATACTTTTTGGCTCAGCACTATCACAATACATTAACATATCATTTAGCTTTTGTTCTTTAATAAATTCTGCAATATCTCTGTTTGTCATTCCTTTTTTATACATTAATTCATGTATGTATAATTTATCATTATGCCTACCAACTTTTACAATAGCTAGATTATCCTGGCTAAATCCAAAATCACATCCAAGCACCTCATCATCTATTTGTGGAAAATCTGAATATGGAATATAATTCCAGTTTTTAAATATTTGCTTTTCACTAAATACTGCTCTTTGTCCCTCACCATATACTCGCCAATAATCTGGATCTCTTTCCCTTATCCTTTCAATCTCATCAATTAATTCTTTGGGCAAAAACTTATTGTCTTTGTATGTTGAGATAAATAAGTTAGCATCATCCCTTTCGGCTAAGTCATAAAGATAATGTACTGGATCTGATGGGTTAAAATCAATTAATATTTTTTTTCTAGTTCGCATTACTAATTGTTGATAATCTTCAAAAAATAATTCATTGCCCTCATTAATCCATAATATATCTCTAGCAGATCCCCTAATCTTTTGTGCATCATCAGCACTAAACATCTCTAAAGTATGCCCATTAAACTCAAATGTGTTTTCGGATTTATTATGTATGCCATTCCAGTATATACCTAACTCTTTTGATATATGTAAAAAATCTCTTAAAACAGATCTTTTTAATGCTGGGAGTGTTTTTCTGACTATGCTTATTGTTAGTGGCTTCTTTTCGGTAGTCATTAAATACAAACAGTATTGCATCAAGCTCCAGGATTTACCAGATCTAGTACCTCCTTGCCATATATTTAATCTGGCATTGGTATTTACAGCTTCATAAAATTGTTTGTTGCAATACTCAGTTACTTTTTGTCTTTGGCTGGTGTCCATTCAATTAGTTTGCTTTCAATAGAGCTATCATGTTGTATTTCTTGCCTTTCAACATAACCTCTTTTTTTCCCTTTTGTTTTTAATAGGAATATTGTTGCAGTTGTATTCCCCTCTTGTATTTGCTTATGTAATTGGCTTTCAGCAAAATCTAATGTTATATCCTCAATTGATTTAACCTCAGCTGCATACTTAGCATCTTTTTTAAGCCAGTTATAATGTGTTTGTCTATCAATGCCTACTTGCTTACAAGCTGTTGTAACAACTGATAAACTTTTTTCCAATGCTTTGAGCATTAATCTTTTTTTATGTGTCGAAACTTGTCTATTTGCCATTTAACAAAATTACATAAAAAAAAAGGGAAATTCTAAACTGTGAATCACTGTAGGCGAATAACCCTTTTAATTACCTAATGCCAATAGCTCCCACCTGGCTTTTTATATTAGGTTTTAATATTGTTCTTCAATTTTATCTAATTTATAATATGCTTCTTCAATAGTTTCAAAAAAAGTTTCTTCACCAGTTTCAAAATCAGTAACAAGATATTCAACATCTTGCCCAAAAGAGCTTACAAGTGTTATATTAGTTTCTAGTGCTATATAAACATATCCAGAATTTGAATTAAATCCTACTTCAAAAATATCTTCTCTCGGACAATTTTCTGAGTATGATTCCCATAATTTAGATAATGATTTTGCTTCTAAGTAAGCTGGATTTTCAAGATTAACGTAATTCATAATTGTAATGTTTTAAATTTATTACAAATATATAAAAGAATATTTTAAAAAACAAAATTTTTTTTAAGTTAATTAGAGCGTGATGGTGGAATTGCACCCCTTTTCCTAGCTGGATTGCTAGGCACATTACTGTATATGCTAATCACGCATGTTTTTTCTTTTTTCTAAAGATATTTTTTCTCCTTTATACATTCCAGCTCCTTTTTTATCAATTTCACTAAAAGGTAATATATCAACTTTAATTTTACAAGATTTATCTAAAAGATAAATATATCTGTTCTGAAATCCTTTTAATTTTTTTGCACCTTCAAAATTATATTTAGAATCACCTCTCTTTGCAACAATCTCTCCATTAGCTAACTTATATATAGTACCATTTTTATTAATGTTTGTTAATTTAAAACCACTTGCTCTATAAATAGTACCATCTCCACATTGAGTTGCGTCTGAATAAGATAAAATCCATTTTATTTGAGGTGCATTTTTTTTAATTAATTTAAATGCTATTGAAATACATCTGCTTTCAGAATTTTTAGGTAAATAATCATCAAAAGCCATTCTATTCAATTCAAGCATTTCATTCCACTTTTGATTTATTGATTTATTTACAGTTTCAACTAGATTTAAAACATTTCTTTTATCCATTGGTGGACCAAAAGACATAACTCCATGCAATTTTTTGTCTAAAAAACATCCAAAATGTATTTGTGACATCGAAACTATTTTGCCAGAATAATGATTTTTTTTGACAAATTCATTAGCAATGTTGCTTTTAATTATTTTAACAATTATTTCTTTTGCTCTGCCCATTGAGATACTAATAAATATAATGCATTACCATTGCTATTTTCATTTCCAAAAGTTTCAACATATTTAAACTCTTCAGTTTTTTTTATATCAGTTATTGCATTTTTAATTAATTCAGCTTGATTGTCTGCAACTGTAAACGTTTGCTGTTGAAATGGCTCTTTGTCTCCATCTGGTAAATCAAAATCAGTTCCTAAGTCATCTGGATCAATAAACTCTGGTAAATTTAAACCCCATTCATCTACTAATTTTGTATTCCATTCATTAGCCAATAAATCAAAATCCCAATCTCCAAAACCAACATTGTCTTTAATAATGAACTCTTGCTTTTGTTTTTCTGTCCAACCAATTGCTTTATCAATCCAAACCTCAAATAAACCAGCTGATTGACACGCTTTTAATCTCATATTTCCACCTAAAACGACTAAATTTTCATCAACAACAATAGGTCGCTTTTCTAACATTTCTGGAAATTCTTTAATAGATTTTACTAATTTTTTAAACTTACCATCTCTAATATATCTTGGATTATTAGGATTTGGCTTTAATTTTTTTATACTAATTTTCTCTATCATTTTCACTGTGTTTGTTATACAAATATAAGTTTAAATCCCAAATTTTGCTAGATGCAATGCTTTGATTCTCATATGTATGAGGTGATCTTGTTATTTGACCATTATTATCAATCTCAACATAACATTCTTTTTTAAACCTTATAGGTACAATATAGATTTTTATATTGTTTTCTAAACACCAGGATTTTGCTTTTAAGTATTTATTCATTCTGTACCAGATATTATGTCTTTTTTATTAGCATCATCAACTAGCATTGCAAACCCTAAGAATAGATAATTTAAAGCATCTGCATAGCGACTATCTATTGGCTCAGCTTGATGCATATGTGGATCACCAGCATGGCTTAAAATAGCTTGTATATGCTTATTAAAAAATACTGCCCAAACTTCCATAGGTGTTATTCCAATACTTTCGGCAGTTGATTTAAAGTTATGTAATACATCAATACTTTTGTTTGTGTATTCTGGTTGTTTAGCATTCATTATATCGAATGCTTTTTCAAGTATATATTTTTTAGTTTCAATAAATTCTTTTTGATTCATGTTATTTTTATGTTATTTTATGTTAATTTATGTTAAAATAATTCAACTTGTGTTATATCATTTTTGTGTCTTATACCCATTACAGTATCTAAAATTGTTTTACCAGCTTCGTAATCTACAAGATTTCTAGCTACTTTGACAATACTTTGTTTGCCTTTATATTTCCTAAAATCATAATCATGAAATAGACATAATTCATCTAATTCTTTTTTTACATGACCTAACTCTGGATTTTTTCTTTTACTTAATATATTAGGTAAATTAAAATTTGTCCAATACAAATGTCTATTTCTTTTATGTGCTGGAATTAATGGTTGATAATAAGGAATTACATTTTCTACTACATATTTGCCATTGAATCTAGGATTTTCACCTTTAGAAACAGTTTCCAATAAAATTATTTCTTCATATAATTTCATGTCTGGATATTTTGTTTCTAATTTAGTATTCCAACCCCTAGCTCTTGAATGTGTTGGACAAGGTGGTGAACTCCATATAAAATCAAATTCTTTATAATTTTTAAGCAAATATTGGTGAGCATCATCTACAACAACTTTGTCATTAGGAAATCTCTCTTGATATAATCTAGCAAGTTCAGGATCCCACTCAACAGCTGTAATTTCATGTTCATTACCCCACTTGTATCGGTTGCCACCAAGACAAGCGTATAAATTTAAAATCTTCATATTAATTATTTAAAATGGCACATTATCTTTTATTACTTGTATTTTCTTTTCGCCTTGAAATATCTCTTTATATATACCCCCATTTTCAAAATCTGGAGCTATCTCAAAATCACCTAATTGTCCATTCTCTTTTCTTTTTACCTTTTCCACATGAACTCTAACGACATCACTTTTATATTTAGTTCTTTGCCCTATGCATCTATAAGCAATTAAACCATTATATGCTTTATTAAAAAAGTCAGCACTACCAGAAATATCATAAAGAGTAGGTTTTTTATATACACCACCCTCACTTTCAATTTTTCTAGGATGTGCCACTAAAAATAAATGAGTATTTGTTTGTTGACAAAATTGTGTTATTTGACTTAGTATTTTTCCAATATAACTATGATCTCTTTGAGCTGAGTGATCTAACATATTCCAGGGATCAATAACACATACATTTATACCTTTTTGAAATACAAGCTCCCTAAATGCATTTAAAATGCCTTTTAATGTTAAGTTTTCTAAATCAATCTTAATCCAAAAAAAATGATCTTCAATAAAATCTTTAGTATTGTTTAGATCTTCACTATTACAATTCTTTTGATTTAATTTATTAGCTATTCTTTTTATATGTCCCTCATAAGGAAAACTCTCAGGAGAAAACATTGCACATCTAAAATCATGTTCTAGTGATATATTACAAAGTATTTGATCTAATATATCTGATTTACCACTATTTGGAATACCACTAACAACTGTCCACTCACCAAATGCCATTTTAAAATAATTATCAGATCCTGGTAAACCTATTGAATAATTAGTAATCCCATTTTCATTATAATTTAAAACATCTTGCCAAATATTATCTAAATTAAGTACACCCTCTAATGGAAAATCTTTAGCTTGTTTAATTATATTTCTAAGTGTCTCAGCTCCCTTTTCAATTAAAACCTCATTGGCATCTTTATAATCACCAAACTCAACATATTTACATCTATATTTTCCAAATCTTCTAGCAAGTTCATTTCTAAGTTGCAATCCAGCATCATCATTATCTGTACAAAGTATTATCTCTTTTTTATCTTTAAAATATTGATAGCAATTATCTAAGTATTCTAATTTTTGTGAACCTTTACTAGCACCATTAGGAACTGAACAAACACTATACAACCCAGCTTCATGTAAACTTAATGCATCCATTTCGCCCTCAACTATATAGCATCTATCTAGTTCTTTAATATTATCTATGCCATAAAATATAAGCTCAGCTCCAGAAACTAATTTAAAATTCTTTTCCCCATCTCTATATTTTACATTTACAATTTCATTATTTCTGTAATAATTAAAATTTATACATCTACGTTTAGCTTGAACTTGTGGCATAAATTCTAATGATTCACCAATTTTCCAATGAATTAAAGTTGGCTCAGTTATGCCTCTATTGCCAAACCATTTAATTACTCTTTCGGCAATGTTGGAATTGACTTTAGGTGGTAAAACATACTCAACTTTTTTCTTAAACTTAACACCTACATTACCACCCCATCCACAATGATGACAATTATACAAACCCTGATCAATATTTACCGATAAACAATCATCCGATTTATTTTTTCTTGTATGTGAGCATTTTGGACATTTGGTTTTTACAGATCCACTTGATCTTTTAAGGTTAATACCAAGAGCCAACAAGTCATTATAGTGAATCATAAATAAAAAATTTCTTTAAATATAAAAATTAATTTTAAATATTTAATAAAAATAATAGTTCTTTTTTTGTTAATAGATTACTTTTTTCAATAACATAGGATTTAACCCTAGTCATTTTTTTATTACAATCTTGAAAAACAATATTGTTTAAACTAAAACCCTCAAAAGTATAGTTAGGATATTTACAAGTGAACAAGGCAAATATTTTACAATCAGTATTTGCATATTCTGGAATCATAAGTGGATGATCTTTTCTATTAACTTTTACATCAACAGAATGTCCTAACCAGGTTGCATCGTAATCATCTGTTTTTAAAACTTTGCTAGTATTATGTATTTTAAAATCTGGATATAAATTATTTTCCCTTGCAAATATAAACTCACCACCAAACCCAACTATATTTAATTCAAGATCTGATTTAGAATTTACTGTTTTAGAGCCATCCCAACCAGTTTTGATTTTGTTATTATGCCTTTGCTCAGCTGATAGCTTTACAATGGCTTGTTCATATTTATCAAGAGTGTATATTTTACCTATTTTCATAACCCACAATAACCAGAATCACATTCATTAAATTCATTGTCAAACAACTCAATTTGATTGTCCCATTTTATTATATCACTAAATGATAAATTTTTTGATTTATACCAAACATCCTTTTCATGTTTAATTTTTTCTTTAGATGCAAACCATTCAATTTTATTAGGATGTTTATTATGCATTTTTTTTATAAGTAATGGGTGTTTATGAAAACAACCAACACAATTATTCATCCATGCAAATCTTACTGGTTTATTTTTCCAAAACTCAACAATTGTATCTTTAAACACATTGTCTTTTATTAATGGAAATACTGGTTTTTGCCATTCTATTAAACCCCATTTATTTTGTGTTTTACGTTTACCAATAATGGCTTTCATTTCTAACAAACCATTTTTATTTGTTTTTTCTAAAGTTCTTTTAGCTCTCCTTTTTTCATTAGCTCTGAAACCTAAATTAAATTTAGCTGGTTTATTAATATTTCTTTGCCACCATTTAAACATTGGAACAAGTTTCATTTGTGTTGTACAAAATCTTCTTAATGGATCTGGCAAAGTTCCAGCACTATCTAAAACCTTTTCAAATGTTTTACCAGTTACCCAATCAATTTTTTTACCTATATATTGTTCAAGATCAAGCATTGTATAAATAATCATATCATCTTCAAGTGTACCTATAAACTCTAAACCTAATTTATCAGAAACTATTTGTCTTGTTTTTTTGTCAGGAAAAATACATTTAACATCATTTGTTCTAACTAAAGCAAAAACATTATGATCTGATTTATAATTAGCTGCTATGTAACTAGATGTTTTGCCACCACTAAGACAATTGACTAATTTCATCTTATAAAGTTTTTTAGTTCTGCAATCTCATCTTTATTTAGAAATTGTGATAAATTAAATTCATTGAGTTTATTGTATTTAGTAATAGCACCTAATCTTTCAGAGCCATCAGGATCATTATATAATTTATATTCTTGTATACCTTTTATTTTATAGAAACATTTTGGCTTATTGTATTTTTTATTGTTTTCAATAAATCTGTGTATATACATAATACCATTTTTATCATGGTTTCTAATTTTAGTTAATGTCAGAAAATTATTTTTCCAAAATTCACTTTGTCTAGCATTTTTAACAGCTAAATAAATTTCATCTAAACTATATTTATCAATGCGAACACACCTATCTAAACACACTTTCCATTTTTTTATTTGTGCATCAGTTTTTGGATGATACCTAGAATCAAATAAAGCAACAAAATGAGGGAATGCTTTTTGCATTTTCTCAGTTTGTGTAATATTACTCTTTATGTTATTATTATATATAATATTACTTTGTTTAGGATTTTCCGACTTCGGTTTTAATCGATCTCGATTAACTCGCTTACGATTAGCTTTTAATATATAATTGTAACCTTTGAATTTGCCTTTATCTTTTACCTTTACTCGTTCTAAATAACCTTGTTTAATTAGTTCATTTATTTTGGCAGCTATTGCATCTCTGCCCTCTTTAAAATGCCCACAAATAAATTGTATTGTTATTTCTTGTTCAGCTGTGTGAGAAAATAGATAAGCATACAAACCAGTAGCACCAACTGAAATGCCTTTATCCCTAAATATGTAGCTAGGTATAATAGTAAAGTTGTCAAACTTTTTAGGTTTTAAAATCTTATTGTATTTCATAAATAAGTCGCTAAGTAATAAAATTATTGTTTGTCAACCAAACCTTTAATTCCATCACAAAATGTTTTTAGCTCTCTAAAAGTGTCAAAAAATTGATTGTAAGTTATATCGCCATCTTCATACATAAACCAAAGCAGCTCCATTAAAAGATCGAACTCAGCTTCACTTGCAACCCCTATAAACTTGTAATCATATTTAAACCCATCTGAGCTAGATTGTGTCCATCTTACCTTTTGATTTTCTTCCTCAAAATATATTTTTTTTGATCTAGCCATTATTTGTTGTTAAAATATTTATCTATAATTTCAATGCATTCATCTAAATTATTACTCCAAACAGCCACCCAATTGTTGTTTTCAAGCGATTTAAGCCACTTTCTTTGATTTTCAGTAGGTTTGTTATAACCAGCTTTTAATTCAATAGCTAAACCATTCTTTGTATTGTTTGGATCAAAAATCATTATGTCAGGAATGCCAGGTTTTGTGCCTAAGTATTTCATTTTGTATTGTTCAAAGGGTGTTCGTTTACCCTCGTTTGCTACATGAGTGTAAAGAGCTTTTGGATATTTTAAACCTATATATCTCATAACTTGATTTTGCAATACATCTTCCTTACCTAAATACTTAGCAAATGGATTCCTTTTCATAAAGTTTTTTTACAAAATTAAAAAATATTTAGTCAGTATCAGCCATTATGTAAATAACTCGTTTCATTTCTTGATTCTCTTGAAAGATTTTTTTATACTTTCTATCTAGTTGTTGTAATCTAGTTTTTAAATGTTCACATTGCAATAAATAAAAATTATGATCACTTACTAGCTTTTCAATTGATTTACCATTCTCTGTTTCAATATGATTTTTTTTTGCCTCTTTCACAATTTTATTATATAAATTATTCCTAACTATATCATGCTTAATAATATAAGGCAATTCTCTCAAACTATGCATAACAGTTGCATGATTCTTGTTAACCGATTTGCCAATTTTTGCAAAGCTCATCTCACCAAATTTTCTACATAAATAATAATAACAAGATCTAGCAAAAACATAATCAAACTCCCTAGTAAGTTTATCTATTTTTAAATTAGTGTGTTTTTCAACTATCTCTTTGTATTTTTCCACTTTAGTATTATAATATATATGATCCATCTTTGTCGTATTTATACCAATGATAACCTGGCATAATACCAGATTCTAAATAAAGTTTCCTTTTTGAAAATGCTTGTTTATATGCATTTCTGCCAAACTCAATAATTTCATCACTTAAAGTATAAACCTCAACTGTATAGGGATGAGTTGTTGTAACTGCTATAAATTTAAAAGTATCAATACCACACATATCCATATAAAATGCAGCTTGTAGATGATATGCCCACTTGTAAATATCTCTTTTAAATGCTTCTGGTGAATTGTCTTGGCAAGTTTTAACATCACTAATAAAATTAGATATTCTATTTATACAATCTGGTCGCACCCTAACATCAATACCCTCATATTGAGTATAGTGAGATAATTCAATTTCACCTTTACAATATTTCTGAGCTAACTCATGTTGTCTAAAATTGCCAAGAATAGATTTAATTATTTCATATGAATCAGATTCTAAAATAATTTTGCCATCAGCTAATTTTAATTGCTTTTCATATTCCTCTTTTCCAGCTTTAGTTCTTTTATTAATTTTTTCTATGACATGATAAATATCATCAAAATCATGTGGCTCTAATAATGCTTGATGAACAGCAGTGCCTAATGCCATTGCTGGAGTTTCTTTAAACTTTTGATTGATTAAATGATATACAGATTTCTTATATATCGTTTTTAAACCACTTGCACTTATGCTACTATGCGAATGGTATTGATCGTTACTATCTTTAATTACTTTCATAAACTTTTATTCTTTGTTCTGCTGTTTTTTTAATGTTAGCAATAATTTTCTTTTTTTCTTTTTTAGTTTCTACTTTTTCTGGTACTATTATATACCAATTTGTTGATTGACCTGGATTAAAAATATCATTAAATAATTTTGACATATCCCTAAACCAAACTCTCATTGGTCGATAAACTTTGTAAACTTTATTAACTTTCATATCATAAATTTTAAAATTAGTTTTAAATTTAAAAAAATATTTTTAATAATTCAAATTAATTATAAAAAAAAAGGCAAGAAATTAATCTTGCCCTTTCAAATTCCCTTTGTTTGCCAGTATTATAAAGGAATATCTAGTTTCTCAATATTGTCTTTTCCAATCCAATTATTTTCTAAGTCAATGACTTTATAATTGTACTTGACTAAAAGATGTATTGCACTATTGATCTGTTTAGATTTAGTTCTAAAATGATCAAATGTTTCACCCTCAATGGGTTGTGTATTACTTTTAAATGCCACAATAATTAAATTTAGAATGGCAAATCATTACTAGCTTGACTGGGTTCACTAGCTTTTGTTTCTTGTTTAGGTTGCCAAGTATTTATCTCACCATAGTATTTACCAGATTGAGATCTTTTTAAATCTATATTAACCCAACCATTTTTAGTGTGTTTGTCTAAAAAAGGTTTGAACTCATCAACCTTTACACTAAGGTTACCAATTACAAAATCAGGTGCATTGTCATTTCTTTTGACAATTAAACCCTCTGTAAAAATTTTTTCATTTGCTTCCATATTATTATTTTAAATTAAATTGATTATTTATTTTGGTTCTATATTCTTTTTTCATCTTATAATTAGCAACCACCTTTTCAGCTTGTTCTTTTGTGCCTTTAAGTGTTGCAATTAATTGAGTTTCATTCAACCAGGATCTGTCATCTTTTGGTTGATTGTTTACAGCTGTTTGAACCTCATCAGCTGATGCAATAGCAGTATCAATACCAATACCCAAGTAACCTAATGCCCTACCTAAAGCACTAGTAAAACCATTTTCAACAAATGATGTTTTATTAATATAGCTTGAATCTCTATATTCTTGAGCATGAGCAACTGCCATTTCAAATCCATCTGGATTTATTATGGTTACTTTAAATAACCCCTCTTTGTCATCTAAGGAAACAACTTCCTCAGATATTCGCCACCCTTTATATTGTGGCTGGGATCTAAAGAATATTAATCTTTCGTTGACTGTAATATATTCTTTTCCCTTAATGTTTACTGATTTCATAAATTAAAAGTATTAAATTAAACGATTTACATCAAATCCAGAATTTTTTAGTTTAGTAATGTCATCAACAGTAAGCCGACCTGGATTCTCTATCTTGCTTTTCAATGTTGGCATTGTACAACCTAAAATTGTACAGATTTGGTATCGCTTTAAACCTAGTCGTTTAAGCTCATTCCTAAAATGAATTTCAAATATCATATATAAATTTTTATACAAAAATAAAAAAATATTTTTAAAAAAAAGAATTATTTTAATTTATTTACAAAATGAAACCCCTAAAGTGTTAGGCACTAAAGGGGTTTCGCAGCAAACAAGGAAAAGAAAAAAGTTTAAAATTTTACTTTGAATGTACTAGCTTGATCATCATCTTGATTTGGTATGTGCATTATAACTTCATATGTGTTTCGTTTTACATTATAAGTCATTGAATCTAATATGCAACTAACATCTTCTCTTAAAACAGTAGCACCAAAATCAATCCATATTTTATTATGTAAACCCATAGGTTTATTTTCTAAATTATATAACTTACCCTCATATCTTATAGAGTTAGTTCTATAATCATTTATAACTTGTTGGCTAATAATTTGTTCAAGTGATTTTACAAAATTTGCATTATCATCTCTTGGTCGTATAGCTTGAAATATGTTTGTATTTCTATAATCATTACTAGATAATTGTAAATCAGTCAATTCTAAAACACCAGTATCACCACTTGATGATTTAATTCTTGAATATTGGAAACCATCAATTTCAGCAAAAAGTGGAGTTCTTTTATCACCATCTTTTATATCCATATTCATAGTAATATTATCATAATATATAGCTTCTAAATGACCACTAACAGATGTTCTTGGTTCATACAAGTCAATATATAATGTACCAGTATAAGGAAAACTGCCTAGATCAAAACTAAATTCTTCCCAAGCATCTGCATGATCAGCAACTTGAGTATTTATAGTTGCAGTAGTTGTCCAGCTTTCAGAACTATTATTCCAATAATATGTTGGATCAGTTGGGGGTATAGGTGATTCATCTTCAATTCTAACTTGCCACCTAAAACTAAATTCAGTTGTTGATGAATATGATGATGTGCTTTCAAAATATGTATTAATTTTTAAAGTATGACCTCTATTTGGATTATTAGTTGCTCCATAACCTTGACTATATGATAATGTTTTTCTAGTGTTTGTACTTGTTTGTGTTTGATCATTTTTAAAACTATTATTTCCTTGTTTAGAAAATTCACTTGACAAAGCACCAGGTGATGTTGTGCTTGTAGATGTATAGGTTGACCAATTAGCTAAACCATTTTCAAAACCACTATTTTGTAAAACAGTAAAATTTGTTTTTAAATATTGAGATACTTGATGTGTTATATTAAACCTTTTTAATGGTCGCAAATATTCTTTAGTCAAGCTATTATCTAAAGGTGTTAAATTAGTTGGGAGCTTATACAATACATCGATATTTGATGTTGATTGATATACACCATTATAATTATATACAACAAATTTAGGCAGCTCAGTTCCATTTGTAACCAAACTAGATGCTTCTGATGCTCTGATTCCAGTTGGCACAGTACCACCTTGTGCTGTTGTTGCACTTGCATCTTTTACAGCTTGACCACTATAACTTGAATTATTAATTATATACCACTTACCAAATGATTGAAATATCCTTGCATTTGTTATTTTAAGTATTTGCTCTAAAATATGTTTTGCATTATTTATATCTAATTTTTCTTTTTGTAAATTATATGGTGTTATATTCATTATATCATAAATTGTATATAATGTTGAGCTTGGATTTCTTATAAAAATATCTTGGCTTATATAAATATCTAATTCTAAACCAATATTGTTTAAACAATTATATATCCACCATCTACCAGTTTGTATAGATGAACTAGATGTATCTAATGGCATATCAAAACCACTTAATGTTCCTAAGCCATCTAAAGCTGTTAAAGTAATGGGGAATGGTTTAGTAGTGACTGCTTCTCTAAATGAATCGGTTACTAACCAACCTATCCAAAATAATTGATAATTGTTGCTAGTATCTTTATAAAAAACTTTAACTTGATATTCTCTCTCATCTGATTCATAAAAATCATCATAATTAGTGTCATCAGTTTCAAATAAATTTATTTTACATTCTGATCCTCTTATTGGCTCATAAAAATTATCATCTCCTTGCCAAGTTATAATACATGGCTCAGCAGCACCTACTAAATCATATACAGTTCCAGTATATCCATCTTTCCAAATTTCAATTTTTTTACCATTTTCTAAATCATCAGAAAATTCTAATCTGTATTTAACACCATATGCCATTATAATATCCTATCTCTGTTTTTATTTGCCCTTTGTAATGCTACAACTAAATCTTGTCCTTTAACAGTAAATGAGCCACCAACTTGTACTTGCGATGAACCTCTGTCGCCTATCATGCTTTTAAGTTTATCTAAAGGAGCTACTACCTCAGGGTTAGCTCTAGCTCCTGGATATTCTCCGAAGACACCCATTGTCGGTGTGCTTACAATACCACCCTTTGCAAATTCTTTAGGTTTTTTAATTTTACCAAAAGCACCTTTAACAGCAACAGCAGCACCAGCAAGTAAAGCTGGTAAAACAAAAGCAGCTAGTGGTCCGAATGACTTAGCAGTTGCACCAGCAGATTCAGCACCAAAACCCATTGTTGTGGCAAGTGATGCACCAATTGCAGTCATTGCAGTTTCTATAAGAACACCAGCAAAAGTACCTAAAGCACTTTCTCCAGCTCCTAAACCTTGTGCTATACTTTGTCCCATACTAGCAAAAGTGCCTTTAATAGAATCACCCATTTGTAATCCAATTTCTTTAAACTTTGCCATTTTTTCTTGTTGTAAAAGTAAGTTTGCTGTAAGTGTTGCTCCAATAGCATTTAAACCAGCATCTAAAGCTGGTTTGTTAGCTGCCATACCCTCTGCTAATAAAGTCGCAGGATCTTTAACCATACTCATGTCAACACCTAAACCACCTAGTTTTTTTGGGGGTTCTTTAGTATCGCCACCATCACCACCAGGTGCTGAGATACCCATACCACTTAAAACATTTTGTAATTTACCTTTTATAAATGTAGCACCATCACTAAGTGCTGTATTTAAACTATCAACTGTTGCATAACTAAGCTGACTATCTAATGCCTCTTTATAATCTTTAGCAAATGTATCGGCTATTTCTGTTCCAGCTTCTTCACTTATTCTTTCGCCCTCAGCAAAACCATCTTTTAAAATTTGTTTAAAACTACCATCCATTCCCTTTTCAGAAAACTCCTTAATAAGTTTCCACATAGTAGAAAATGCATTTGTCAATAAATCTATTTGTGATTTGGCAAAGATAAATACACTACTAAATACAGATTTCAAACCACCAATAACAACTCTAAGTAATGTTGTTGAATTATATAAGTCAACAAACCTATTGTATAAACCAACTAAAACTGGTGCAACCTCTGCCCAGTTAGTAGCAATTATATATGCAATACCAGCTAAAGCAGCAGCAATAGCACCTATTGGAGAAATTAAAGTACCAACAACACTTACTAAAGTTCCAAATAAACTAAGTAATGTTGGCAATGCAATAACTAAAGCTCCAACACCTAGTATTATGTTTTGTGTTGATGCATCTAAATTTGTAAATGATTTAAATAAATTAGATATAACACCAGTAATTTTTTGGATTGCTGGTAGTAATGCTGTAAGTAAAACAGATCCCATCTCAGCAAAAGATTCTTTAGCACCATTTAGTGCCTTTTTTAATTTGAAACTAGCACTTTGTGATGTCTCATCAAATGCTTTTTTTGTTGCACCTTGAGATGCATTTAATTCATCAAATATTTCTCTTGTTGTTGCAGCACTAGCACCAGTTAAATCTAAAACCCCTCTTAATGCTCTAATGTTTGGAAACACTTGAGCAGCAGCATCACTATTTTTATCAAAGTTTGTTTTTAAAGTGTCTAAAACACTTAGCAATCCCTCATCTTTTATTTGTTGTTTTAAACCACCACTAGACAATCCCATTTTTTCAAGAGCTTCCTCTGCTTGTTTAGTAGGTTTTAATAAACCAGATAAAATACTATTTAATTGTGTTGCACCTTGAGCAGCATTAGTACCAGTTCTTGACATTGCAGCCATTGCAGCACCAACCTCATTAAAGCTAACACCCATATTAGATGCTACTGGCAATACTTGTCCCATTGAAGATGCAAGATCTTCACTATTTAATTTACCCTCTCTAACAGCAGCAGTTAAAACATCGGTTGCATCTGATGCTGAAAGTGTATCCGATCCATAAGCATTCATTGCAGATGTTGCTAAATCAGCAACTTGCGATACATCACCTAAACCAGATGCACTAGCTTTTAAAGATGCATCTAAAACACTCATTGCCTCAGCACCCTCTAAACCAGCCGATGTTATATAGAATAAGGCATCACCAGCTTGTTGACTACTAATGCCAGTATTTTTAGCCATTTCTCTGGCTTGTTTACCCATCTTGTCAACTTGATCACCAGTTAAACCAACTAAAGATTTTATTTTAGTCATTGACTTGTCAAAGTCAGCTCCCATCTTTATTGCAGCTCCACCAGCAAGTGCTAATGGCAAACTAAATCTTTGCATACTAGCACCAACACTTTTAATGTTGTTGCCAAATTGTTTTAGTTTACCTTGTGCTTGTTTAAACCCAGTTAGCTGTAAATCTAATCTTAACTTTGCCATGAATTATTTTTATGTAAAAATACAAAAAAAATAAGCCACCTATTTTGGTAGCTTACTTTTCATTACTTTGTTTTTAAATTTTAAAAATTGTTCTTTAGTTGACTTAGGTTTTCCCCTACCTAAATAAACATCTTGAGGCAAAGGGAATAATTTATCAGGTGTAATCATTTGACCTTTTTTATTACAATTTACATTGTAAAGCATAGCAGCTAAATATCTTGTTTGCTCCCAAGCTACATTGCTTTTTATCATGTGTGATTCGCCCATTAGATGATTTTCTTTCCAAGTATTTTTCCAAAAAACATCTGGTGTAATCCCAGCTTGACCAATATAAAAATCTAATAAACTATCCCAAGTCAGCTGGGAACTTACTTTCCCTCTTTTGTAGGTTTAGTAGTTTTTTTAATATTTCTTGTAACACCCATGTTTAAATCATTGCCTAATATTCTTGATTCCATCATTGATGTAACAATATCATTTAGTTTTTCAGCATCAAAATCTTCTAACCACATTCCAACCTTATATTGATTATAATCAATCTCATTGCCTTGCTCTTGATCATTAGCTAATAAACCAGAATATATAAGTGCAATAATACCTTTGATAGATATACCACCATTAAAAACATCACCTATTTTATCAAGTGGCACATCAAGTTGTTCGGTAAAGTTTGCCCAGAAATTCATTGAAAAATGCATAGTTCGCATTTTCCCACCTATTTTTAAGGTATAGTAACCTCTTTTTTTGTTTGCCATATTTATATATTTATAGGGGTATAGTTTCCTCAATCCATACCCCTTTTATTTTTATTAGAATTACTAACTATTAATTAGTTGTTTTAGTAATTGCACCATTTACAGTAATTGAACCACTATAAGTTGCTGGAGATTCCATTTCAGCACTCATTTCAACTGAACTTAAAAACCCAGATCCAGAGTACACAGCATCGCCAGTTTCAGCAGTTCCAAATTCCCATGATACAGCAGTTCTAGCAATTAAAATATCAGCAAAATCAACTGGATTTGCATTGTCATCATAAGCAATTAATCCCTCAAAAGAAATCTCACCACTTTTAACACCAGCGATAACTTCTTGAAATCCATTGCTATCTTTTGTAGTTGCCTCAGGCAAATCATTTGATAGTGTAAGAGTACAAGATGTTGAGTGTCCAATAGTAGTAGATGTTGCTATTGATGATCCATCTGTTAATTTAAGTAGTAAATCTGTTCCATTAAATACGCCTGTTGTAGCCATTTATATATTTTTTAATTATTAATCTTACACAAATATACAAATAAAAAAATTATACATCTTCCCAGTTATCTGATATATCTTCCCACTTTTCAAAGATGTTTTCCCAAGTTCTTCCCTCACTAGGATCAGTTATTGTAAATACACCAGTAAGGTTTATTTCAAGATTAAAACTATTAGCAGTTTCAAACTCAGCTGTCTCATCAACTGAGTTAATAAACCCCTCGCCTCTAACTATTAATTTAGGATTTACATTGTCTTTAAAAACAAAAGTTGCCTTTTCTTTAGTTAGCACCATATCGGCTAACTGCTCAAAATTTAATGTATCTGAATAATCAGTTAAACATTCACAACTAATTGTTCCAGATTTAACACCTGGTATAACCTCTGCCCATCCTAAACTTTCTTTAGTTGTAGCATCTGGTAAATCTACATTAATGTTAAAGCTAGTGCTTTTAGAATGCCCTACAACTGTTGTATCTTTTAATAACAGAAAGCTAGTGGCATTAATAAGTGCCATCTTATTCTTCTTCTAAAGGAGTGATTTCGCCAGTATCAATATTTAAAGAACCTTTGCCATGCTTATCTTCAATCTCTTTCATTTTTTCTTGTTGCTCTTTAATTGATTCTTTGTGCAAATTAACAAGATCATCAATTGAATTATATGCAACCACTCTTGCACCTATTTCAATAAGAATTTGATTTGGTTTGTTTAAAGTTTCTTTAAGTTCTTGTAACTCTTTTTCTTCTAGTTTGCTCATTATATATTTATTTAATTATTATTCCCAGTTTGGATATAAATGTTCATCAACTGGATTTTTTTGTAATTCTATTTTATTGTCAATTTCTTGTTTTAAACTTTCGACATCTAAACTAGATTCAAGCCATCCAATAACATTTTCTTTAGTTAAATCTGCATAAGGAATAAATGGCTCACCCTCTACATACTTAACACCACAAACACCTATTTGTGAACTTCTATAAGGTGGGTCAGAATCATCACTACCAATTAATCTCCAATGTATATTATAAATTACATTGTCTTGTTCGTATTGATGTATTTTAGCATCTAATTGTGAAATTTGCCATTGATAAGTATTTGCCATAATTTTTTTTTACAAATTTAATAATAATTTTTAACAAAAGTCAACTCCAGAAACAGTTCCAGCAAAACCACCACCACCACCAATAACTTCAGCATAAGTAAATGTAGATATTCCACTTGATGGATCAAATAAATGATAATAACCAGCAGCAGCGACAGTTGTTCCAGTTTCAGATGTGTATATTTTATCACCTTCCTCTGGTAGTGTATTACTGCCATCGTGCCAATAAATTGTACTTGACATTAAAAAACCACAAGCTGTTGATCCATTTACATTACTGTAAGCAAACCTAACTTCTCGCCTTTGTAAATCTTGATTATAGCCAAAAAACTCAGACATTTTTTGTGGGTCATTTCCATCTGGTCGCCTATTTCTAAAAAAATTAGCTGATTGTGTGTTTAATAAATTAACTGCTGGGTAACTCACTCCAGAGCCACTTGAATTGCCACCAGTCAATCTTGATAAATCACTTAAATGTATAGGTGATGTTGGAGTAGATGTAGATGTATAGCTGTTGTAATATCTTTCTCTAGCTATTCCTAGCATTGATAATCCAGGATCTTGCAATTCATCATAAGTAGGTACTGCCATTATTTACTTTTTAACTCTTTTATTTCTGCTTTTAACTCATTTATTTCTGCTTTTAAATCTTTTATTGCTTCAATAAACAAACCAGCCATATTGCCATAAGATACAGAATATTTACCTTTATCATCTTGTTTAACAACTTCTGGCAACACTTCTAAAACTTCTTGTGCTATTACACCAATTTTAGTACTATCATCTTCTATATCGTTTCTAGTATAACTTACACCTCTTAATTTTGTTACCTTTTCTAAACCATTTTCAATAGTTTCTATATTGTCTTTTACTCTCCTATCTGAGTAAGCAATAACATCACCAGTTGCTCTTATAGTACCATTTACATCAATATGGTAACTAGGTGTTGAATCTTTTATACCAACATAACCAGTATCATTTTTAATTGTAACTCTATGAAAACCAGTAGAAGCACCTCTGTGTTCATAAATTCTAAAATCACCTAATCCACTACCAACTCTATTAGCACCCATTGACCAACCATAGTTGTCTGCTGTACTTGTAGCAAACCTAATTCCAGTAAACCCAGTCGTATCAACTGTATTAGTTGCTTCAACTCTAATTCTAGCAGCATTCCATTCACCAGCAGTTCCCATAGTATTTTCAGTCGCTATGGTATTTGTAACTTCTAAGTAATTAGCAATTGATGTTTCTGTTAAACTAACTGTATGTCTTAAACTACCACCAGCATAAGTTGTAACAGTACCCCCTGAATGTACTGCATTTAATCTTAATTCAGCACCAGATGTATTCCCAGCAGTTATATACATATCACCAGCTAAAGATGCGTGTTCGTTTCCATACATTGAAATATATGCACCTCTTGAAGATGAGCCATCACCACCAGCAGAATCTATCACCATACCTTTGTTGTCTGAGCCATCTGATGTATTTGTTTTTATATGATTTACTGTTTGACCAGAAACAATGACATTCCCGGCTAAATCTACTTTAAACACCATATTTCCAGTAGCACTATTATTATGGTTTCGTATCACAAAATTTGCCTGACCAGATGTTCCGGACCTATCAGCACCCATTGAAATACCATAATTGTCAACTGTCGAAGAACCAAAAAACATATTAGTATAACCACCATTATTTGTTGTATCACTAGGATGTAATCTTAAAAATGATGTAGTATCATAATTAGTTGTAATTTGTGCTTTCTGTATTTCTAATCTTGCACTTGTATCACCAGTTGCTCCTACTTTTAAATTATTGCCAAAATAAGATGTTGCAAGTGTTCTTAATAAAATAGTTCCATTATCTCTTGTACCTGAAGCACCAATTGTAAACTCATTATTACTTGTACCAGTTGTTCCATCGTGTTCAACAAATAATCTAGGTGAACCACCACCTGACCTTACAGTAAACATTGGCATCCCAGCTGCTGGATTTACTTCATCTGATGGTCGCACCATAACACCAGTTGTGAGGTCAGGTGTATAAGTGTCCTCACCAATTCTATATTGATCATTGTTAGTATCAACTAAAAGATGACCAGATGTATATATGTTACCATTAACAGATAATTTAGATGTAAAAGTGTCAAACCCAATACCTACTTGCCCAGAATTATTTACAACTAATCTTTTATTTACAGCATTATCTGCTAAAACTATAGCATGTCCATTATCGTGGTCGCAACCAAACAAAGCACCATAAGTAGTATAACCATCATCTCTAACACTTATCCAAGCTTGATTATCACCACTTTGAAATTTACCAATAACATTAGTTGTAGCATGATATGCGTGTAAAGTATGTGTTGCATTTTCAATTCCAATTCCCAATCTTTGGTCGCTTGTAAAATAAGCAAATGGAGTGTTGTTTGTTGCTATTCGAATATCAGCATTTTCATATAAAAATAATTGACCAACAGTACCATTGTAACCAACTCGGAATCCATCAGATGTGCCAGTTCCACTTCCATTTGTCGAAAAACGTACTTGTGAATTTGTGGCGTGATGTATATTTAAAGGTAATCCAGTACCAACATTATTATTTCCAATTGACACCATTCCTTCAAAATAATGCCTATCACCCTCAGAATAGATACCATAAGCAGCACCTCCTCTTGTTCCTTGATAATCTCCTTTGAATAAAAATTGGTTTCCAAAGGTTGGTACAGCTGCCTCATTATTATCTATAATGGCTCTAAACCCATGCATATCTCCATAGGTTAATGCACTTTGTTCATCTATTTGTATTTCTGCTTCAACTCCTACTGTAACATCGACATTAGCATCTCTATTGTTTGCTATAAGCACTTGAAATTGCCCACCATAAGCATTATCAACATCTCCATCATCTTGTATTTGTGCTATACCTTTTACACCAAACAAATATGATACACCACCATTTGCACTATTAGCATCGTGAGTGGCTATACCATAAACTCCACCAACAGTAGCAGTTTTAGCACCAGTATAATTAGATTCAGCTAAAGAGTAAGTTCCATATACAACATCAGCAAAACCACTATTTCTTGTATCTGAGTGTATGCCATATATTCTATGTTCATCTGTAGCAGTACCAGTAGCTGAAGAATCTAAATCAACATGCAAACCTCTTTGTATTATATCGGTAGCATCTGATTTTGTACCTGAGTAATTAGCATCAATAAACAAACCAGCACTATTATTATCAGGATTATTTCTGCTATGACTAATTCTCATAGAATATTGCGATGTATCGGTTGTTGCAGTAACTAAATCTAATCTATATGATGGTGTTGTATCGCCTAATCCTAATCGACCATTAGCAATATCCCAATATAAATTTGAATTAGTTGTAAAGGTGTTCGATGTTTCATATATAGGAATTAAACCAGCACCACCTACACCAGTATTTGCATTTATTGCACTAGCTAACTGCGAAGATGTAGCATATCTTACTTCACTATCTCCAGTATCCATAACTAGAAATTTATCTGCTTGTGCTGTTGATGAAATATTATCTACATCATCTATAAACAATTCGCCTTTTATGTGTGTGCCTAAAAATTGATCAATTTCTAAAGCAACTGAACCATTAGCTGAATTATTGTGTACTGCTAATTCAAAAGTAGGTGTGCCATCTGTTCCTAACCTTGCACCTCTTAAAGATATACCATAATTATCTACAGTAGATGTACCTAAAAAGATTGATGTTTTACCAGTTGTATCTGTAGTAGCATCTGGTGAAATATATAAATGAGATGTTGTACCTATATTAGTTGTTATTTGTGCTTTAGTTAGAGTTAAATCACCCTCAATAACTGTGTCTCTTTTATGTGTAATTGTGCTTCCACTAAATAAAGCAGTTGGGTCAGCATTATGAGATGTACCATTTCCAATTTGGACAGAACCACCTGATTGTGCGTTTGTTATATAAAATAAACCTCTGCTTCCAATAATACCATAACCACTAGCTCTTAATTCATCTGTAGCTGGAGTTGCATTAGTTACATCAATATCATCTGCTATAAATACATTGTATGATCTAACTGGTTTAGTAGAAATGACATTTGTTTTAGGATCAAGTATTATATTAGATGGGTCAGCAGCAGCAGCAGCATCTAAACCTAAATAACCACCATAAGTACTTCCAGCATCTGTTGAAATAATAAGATTAGATGTAGCTGTATTATCTCCAGTATAACCCAAACCAATAGCATTTCCAGCAGTATTTTTAAATATAATTTTACCAGATGCACCTCCACCTCCAGCATTGCCAGTATCATTTAAAATAACTTGTGGTGTCCCACTTTGACTTACTGTTATATTGCCACTTGTTGTACTTCCATCTACGGTTAAATTGCCATCTACATCTACATCATCTTTAAAATCAACAGTACCATTAGAATTAAAAAAAACAACATTTGTTAATGTACTTACATTTGTTCCACTACCATGTATTGTAAACCCATCATCATCTGCCACAAAATATTTAAGTTCTAATCTGTTATTTGTATTACTATTTGTTAACCCAAAACCTTGATTAGCACCTCTTAATAAAATAGAACTTGCGTGTTCTCCTAAATCTTGTGATACAATATCAATTTGAGATTCATTACCTACCATTCTCATACCAGTAGTATGAGTATATGATGCATAAAAATAACTAGGTGAACTCCAACCACTTGTACCAGTCATATCAACTCTTGATGTAAATGTAGATATACCAGTAACAGCTAGGGTATTTCTGCTAATTAAACTACCAGCATCTACATCACCAAGAACATTAATATCACCATCTCCAAATAAACTTAAAACATCTGTTGTACTATTTTCAGTTCCATTATGTAATGAAAACTTTATATAATTACTAGCTTGTGTAGATGAAACATAATTTTTAATTAAATGATATCTTGATGTATTAGCATCATATCTTCCAATTTGTATTGATCCTTCTGATTCGTGGTCAGACATTACATTTAAATCGACAGTACCATTTGCTTCAAAATTACTATTAGCGATTAATTTACCATTTGGAATTTCGACATTATGGTTTTGATAAAACTCCATTGTTATATCTGCACCACCAATTCCAGCAGCACTTATAATAAGAGAATCATCACCATTAGAATCTTGCCATAAATGATGATAACCACCTAATGTTTGAAACTTAATACCTACATCTCTGTCAAAAGTATTAGATAAAATTATGTCTTGCTGTGAACCATTATCACCAGTATTATGTATTTTTAAAATAGTTTGTGATGCAGCTGTACTCGTTTTTTTCATAGTGAATAAACCAGTAAAATCTGTATCACCAACAAATAATGTTTTTAATGCAGTAGAATCATATTTTATAAAAGTATCATCATCATTGCCAAAAAATAAAGTAACGTTATCAGCCATTTGTGCTGACCTTCCATAAACAACTCTTTGTTCACTACCATCAACTCTAAAATATTCTGCGACATCACCACCTCCATCATCACTTCTAAATATAATATCTTCATCATCAGTATAATTTGTTATATATAAACTACCAGTATGATTTTCTATATTGTTGTTTCCACTTGTTGAGTTATGGTATAATCTTATGTCATTATTTTCACCTAAACGTAATTGTACATCATCTGCAAATCTCATTAATCTATTTACATAAATTCTCTCATCAGTACCATTAATTTCTATATATTCTGCATTGCCACCAGAACCATCATCTGCTTGTAATGAAATACTTTTGTTAGATTCTTCTGCCCTTAAATACAAATTGCCAATTTCACTATCAATAAATGAATTACTACCATTATGTTGTATTCTTAATCCAATATCTGTAACAGTATTTGAGGATAAAAATCTTGCTTGTTTATCTTCATAGAAATAAATATGACCATCACTCATTTTTAAGTCATTAGAACCAGATGTGTTTCCAGTTGCTAAAACCTCTGCTAAAGTTTGGTCAGGATCACCACTATTATCATCAACATATTTTTTAGATGCTGCATGAGCATCTGCTGTTGGTGTTTCTGGAATAGTTACTTGACCAGTAAAAGTTGCAGTAGTTCCAGTCAAACCACCAAGAATCTCAACAGTATCAGTTGAATCTCTATTTATATACATTAAGTCAGTATCTTCAGTTTCACCGACTTTTCCTCTAAATTCTAATCTGTCATCTGTGCCATTATAATTTATATCAAAGTTTCTATGTCCACTTAATTCAGAAAATAATATTTGTCCACTAGGGTCAGTATTTACTGTACTATCTAAAAATGTTAATTTAGGATCATCTTTGGAAATTAATATATCACCTCTAAACTCAGCATTTTGTGAGCTATCAAGTTTTAATGCAAGTTCATCTGTATCAGTTGTTTTTGTATAAAATTGTAATTCTGATGGATAATTATTTGTACTCCATGTACCAGCTGCCTCACCTCTAATTTCAGCACCACTATTGAAAGTACCATCTGTTGGGTCATCACCAGAAAACACTAATCTGCCTAAAGGATTGCCATCTATAATACTTGTATCATTTCTTTGTAATGATAATATACCACCAGCTGTTGCTCTAACTTTTGTTTGCACATTTGATACAACAGAACTCGAGTAAAGTTCCATTATTTGTGGTGTATCAACTGCAACCCCACTTGTTACATCATCTTTTAATTCAAAAGTCATTTTAGCAGTAGTGCCATCAGTTGTAACTACAATACGACCAGAACTACCATCTTGCTCAGGTGTACCAGAAACATGATTAAATGTAACATTAGCATTCCCATAACCATCATTGTGAGTAAATGCCACACCACCATTTCCTAAACCAGCAATAACATAATTATTAGTGGCTATTTTACCATTTACATATAATTTATAATCTGTGTTCCCAGTGCTGTTTATACCAACAATTTCGTTTGTAGAATCTACATATAATGTATCTGTATCAACAGCGAAATTATAATTACTATTTACTTTTACACCAGCTGAGTCAACAGTAAATTTAGCATTTGAATTATAAATTAAATCAATACCACCAGTACCATCATATATTTTTATACCATTATTTTGTTGTGAATTATTAATTGTCCAATCTCCAGATGATTCTGTAATTGTTAAATGGTCAGCACCACTTGTTAATTCTAATGTATCTGCTTTTAATAAGCCAGAAAAAGTTCCAGTAGTTCCAGTTAAATTTACTAAAGTTAATCTATTACTGCTTGGATTATAATAAAAATTACTAGCACTATCTTTAAACAACCTACCATCTGTATCAGTAGTATTATTAGATTCAGTAAAAACCATTCTTCTAGATGTATCAGTATTATCAGCAGTTATTAAAACACCAGTTGAGGTGTCTGCATTGCCCTCTAAATTAGCTACTAGAGTTCCAACTGTATATCCAGTAGCTGATGTATCAACAGTTGTTGTTGGCTCAACAGTAGTGCCTATAAATAGCTTAAACTTATCATCACTAGCATCATTGAAAAACCCTTTGTATTTTGTACCAGTTGCTACATATTTACCAAACAAACCAATATCTAAAGTGTTAGCTGTATTATCTTTTGCTAGTTTTATTATTGGATCTTCAACTGCTAAATCTTGTACATTTAAATATGTAAGTGTACCATTAACTGTAAGGTTACCAGATACAATTAAATTACCACCAATTTTAGCATTCCCACTTGTATGAAATTGATAAGCTGGTGAAATACCAATACCTAATCTAGTGCCAGATAAATATAAAGGTGAATCGTTACCTAAACCATCACTTAAAAGTTTTGGAGTTCCAGTTAAGTTTGAATTGTCTCCAATTTTGATTATTGCATTATAAGTATCTTGAACCCTTAAACCAGTATATGATGTTGCCATAAAATGTTTTTTACAAATTTAAGCAATTTCGATTACCTTTGTTTCCCTTGACCTCGATACTTTTTTTTGTAACCTTTTTGACCTTTTGATGCATTTTTTGAGTGTATGCCTGGTCGCTTCTTTTTTTGTTTAGCTCTATATATTTGAACTATATTTTTTGCCATTATTTTTTAAATATACTTGTTGCTTTTTCTGTTGTTCTACCACCAAAGTATGCTAACACAACTGCCATCATAACCTTTTCAAATGTATCATTCCAAGTTTCACCTATATGAAATGGCACACTTTCAATACTGTCTAATATACCAGCTAAAGAAAAAACTACAATACACCAAACTAAAACAAGTGGTCGGACATTCTTTGAAAGCCATGAATCACTAATTGAATCAGCTTTCCATCTACTAGTAATAGATTCAATCTCTTTATTTTGTTGGTCATAAATTAACTGCTGTAATCTAATCTTATCTTCATTAGATATTTTTGCCTTACCAATTTGTGCTAATGCTTCTTGTGGGGAGCTAACACCATTTAAAACTTTTCCTAATGTTGGATTAATCATTGATGCAGCACCAAATAATAATTTACCAACTGTTGTTTCTTTGAATTTCTTTTTATCACTCATAACTATAAAATCTAAAATGTAAACCAAATAAAACTAAATAAACATTTAATTCAGAAAATTGACTTTCATCATCATATGGATAGTAAGCAAATCCTAGTAGTGGGCCAGTGCTTAAAGTTTCCATTAATCCAAATTGAAATTTATTCATT